TGTATTTCTTGATCGGGTCGGCTTCGAATTCGAGGCGCTCGATCTGGTCGGCTAGCTTTTCGGCTGCTTTCTCAGCGTCTCGCATACCCTTGGAAACCGCGCTGCCTGCAGAAGAACCTGCGGAGCCAACTTTGTTCAAGGCCGAAACCTTGTCTGTGTAGGCCTTGTTCAGATTTTCGACGTTGGTGTATTCCGTCACTTGGCGGTTAATTAGGCCCGAAATGTAATTGCTTTCCGCCTCGTTTGCTGCATCGGCTAAACCATACTGCTGCTCCAGTTCCTTACGGTAGCCAGCGGCCCCTGCCGTGATCTGGCTATACCCCGCATCAATAGCCGCGATCTGCGCGGTAAGCTGCGCCGCGCGGTTTTCAAATCCTTTAATCCCCGCAGGGGCGGCAGATAGATTATTGGCGAGCTGTAGGGCGTACTGCGCGGCAACCGAAAGTTGGCTCGCGAGACTTGATACCGCACTCGTGGCACTATTGGCGCTGTCGCCAGCATCATCTATAGAATCGCCCATATTCTCGGCAGCGACAGAAGCGGCGTCCAGACGGGCCTCGGCTTCAATGATCCCACCCTTCAATTCATTGATCGCCGCTTTCGCGGTCGCCATGCGCTCCGTTTCGTAAAGGCTTGCGCCGAAGAAATTCGTCATAAACGAAGCCGCTGCCAATTCGGCCTCTGCCTTTGCCAGAGTAGTTTCCTTAATCGAAACAACTAGCGCGGCCTGATCCCTGACAGCTTGTAGATTTTCGCGCGTCATATTTCTGTAGTAGCGTTCCGTGACCGTCTCAAGGGTGATCTGCGCGGTTTCAACATCGCCAAGCGCAGCAGAGAATTCAGCCGCTGCAACCTTGCTATCATTGAATCCCCGATAGATGCCGGTCAGAGCTACGGTTAGTCCAGTAAACAGCGCCACGCCGGGGATTGCGTTCATCGCAACCGCTAATGCACCAGCAGCCGTTGCACCGCCGAACAGAGAAGCCGACAATGCGGTCAGACCACTGATAGCCGCAGATATTTGTGTAGTTGCCAAGATGCCAACTGAAATTGCCAGAACATCAACATTATCCGCCGCGAATTGAAACGCCCCAGCGATGCCTTGCAACGCTTTCAGCCCGACCTCAGCCATTGCAAACATTGACGCGCCGATGGACTGTATTGACGCCACAAACTTGGGATCGGAAACTGTCTCTATCAAGCTTTCAACGGCTGCGCTAAGGCCCGCCGACGCCTCACTGCCAAGCTCAAATACATCGCCCCATGCATTACCTAGCGCCGTTAGAGCGCCGCCCAATGTGCCACGTGCGGCCTCAGCTGAATCCCCGAATTGTGTTTCCAGTTCTTTGAGGATGATGGACTGCGCGCCCGCAACATCACCCAACTCCACCAGTGCGGCGGCGGCGTCTTTCTGGCTATCTGTGAATTGAACGCCTGCCTCCGCCATAGCAGCCATGCCTTTGACGGGATCGTTTAACGCCTTGCCGACCTGTAGCGCAGACGACTGCAAGTCCTTGCCGAGCGCCGTTGCCATGTTGAGAACGGCTTCCGTGGCGTCGTCAAATTCATCGCCCCTGATCTGCGTGAATGTGAGCAAAACGCCCTGCATGGAATTGATAGCTTCATCGCCAAATGTCGTGACCTTTTGCAGCGCGGCGGCGCTCTTGTTCAGGTCAGCTGCTGTTTTTCCAGCGGCCCCACCCGTTGAAAGGATAACAGCCCCAAGTTGGGCCTGCGCTTTTTCTGCTGTGATCGTTGCGTCCACAAATTTCTTGAACGACATGCTGGACGCGGCAAGGGCAGCGACCGAGCCAAGCGCGACGGTTGCGGCAGCCGCTATAGCCCCGAATGCAGCCTTGGACGACTTGCCTAGTTTTGTTGTTGCGCCTCCCGCATTACGCACACCTCGCTCAAATTGCGCGCTATCAAGGCCAAGGTTGACACGCAGACTGCCTATAACGGATTGCGCCATATTGTGCTCCTAGTAATTACTTGCGCAAGTTGCGCAACATGTGTAAGCGTGTCCGCTATGGATAAGGAACCTAAGACCACCCGCCTGCATCTGGTCGCCGCACCGTCACTGGTCGCTGCGATAGATGATTGGCGCAAAACTCAATCCGACTTGCCTAGTCGCTCGGAGGCAATCCGGAGGCTAGTTAGCGATGCACTGAGGAAGGATTAACGCCATGGGGAAATCGGATTTAGAGGCCAAGAAGATGCGCTCGGATATTGTGACAAGCATTTTCTGGCTTTTGGTTATCGCCATCGTCGCCCCGTTCATCTGGTGGTCTTGGACCAGCGATGTAACGAACCCGCCCAAGGCTGAGATCAGCCCAGAGGATAACAAAAAAGGCGAGGCTCGATATGCTTGCAAGCAGGCGATTGCGAAAAGCCTGCACAGCCCCGATTCAGCAGAGTGGGGCATAAGTAGCGACAACTGGTTTCAGAGCTGGCCCGCCAGCGTTGACGGCGACGTTGTGACAGTCAGGCCGGAATTTCGCGCGTCCAATGCTATGGGCGCGACTATCCTCACATCATGGATGTGTAAAATCAGCATCACTAAAGAAATCTGGACGTTCCTAGATCTGAAAGAACTTTAACTCGCCACACCACCAGCCATCGCAATAAAGAACCCACGCACTTGCGCTTGCGCCACCTCGTCAGAAACCTCGGCTTTATCCGGCGCAGCATCGCCCGAAAACTTGGGCATCTTGCTGGGATCGTGAAACGCATACGCCACAAGGTGCGCCAGTTCAAAGTTACGCTGGCGCGCCAGATCGTTATCCATCCGCATTTTGGATATATCGCCGCGCAAAATTTGCGTGATCTCGCGCGGCGTTAGGTTCCAGAACTGTTCGTAATCGCGGCCATGCTCTAGCCAGGTCTCTTGCAGCGCCTCGATTAGCTCTTGTTTTGGCGGGGCTTCTTCTTTCCCGCCGTCGCGTTTCCCGCTTCGGCCCCTTTTTCAGCTTGGGGGAAGGCCGCCACCGCCGCCTCGCTGATAATCCGGCTGACTTCCTCAATGCCGAGTTCGTCCATCAACTCGCCGATATCATCCTTGCTATGTTCGCCGTCCAGAGACACCCACATGATATCGCGCAGGCGGCGCATGTCCGGCTTGCCGTCTTGCAGCGTGGTGAACGCTTCAATGACAGTTTCGTTAGCCTCATCCTGATATCGGATCATGGCGTTGGTCGAGAGGCGCGCCGTGTATGACGCGCCCCCCACTTCAAAGTTTATTGCGCCGCGCTTGGTGTTCATTTATGCGCCCGCCGTCCAAGTCACATCGCCAGTAGTGCGGATCGAGACGCTCATATCAACGGGTGCGCCAATGTCACCGCCTTCGACTTGCGGAGTAGGAAAGCCCGAAAACTCAAAAATGTCGCCGGTTGTCTGATCCACGGCTGGCTTGAGCGTGGTCCTGTAAAGGATCGGCGCGGACTGCGCTTGATCTGCAAGCTGTTGCGTATAACCCGCCGTTGTATACCCGCACGGAACCGAGATAACGCCCGCATCCTTCAGGCCCTTGATGTATTCCCGGAACCCGTTGGGGCTGTCGAGGTTAGTCACGTCCTGATAGTCGGTCTCGACCATCGGAATCGCAACGCCTTTGCATTCGGGGATCGATGTCCAAGTCGTGCCGTCGTCATCGGAGCGTTCAACGGCGGCACCGTACGCTATGATCTGTTTGCTAGCCATTGTGGCCTCCTAGATTGAGTAAGTTATGGTGAAGTCAAGCGACACGCGATAAGGCCGATCAGCCTCATTCGATCCGCCCTCGCGGCTGTCACGCGATGAAACGTGAAAGACACCTTGGATCCCGTTGCCGCTGTAGCCGCTCAAAGCGGTCTGCACGGCGCGGGAAAGTAATTTTGCGGGGCCGTAGCCGTCCGCGTAGCAATCGACCTGCAAGCGGGCGTTAAACATCCCGTCAGGCGCGGCGATCAAATAGCCCTCGAAGTCGCTAATCGTGTTCAGGACAAGCGCGGGCAATGGCTGGCCTTGCGGGTGCGTGCCGAAGTTGACACGCGATCCGGCAAGACTAGAAACCCCGCTGGATGCCAGCAGAGCCGCTCTCATCAATTCTTCCATGGGTTTATCCGAGCTTGCTTATGTGAGCGGCAATGTCCGCAATCAATAAGCTGCCGCTTTCGATCACGCGTAAATCAACGGATATGGTAGAGCCTATGACGTAATCATTGCCTTGGATCACGACATAAAGTTCGGGCTGCCTGTCCTCATTTGTCCGCAGGCAAAGTTCGGCTTGCGGATATTTGCTTTTACAAACTAACGCCATGTCTCTATCCTTTCGCGGCTTTGCGCTCAGCCCGCGCGAGGCTCTTTTCAAACTCGCGCCACAACTCTTGGCCCAAGCGATCCAGCAGCGGGCCGCGATCTTGGTCCCAAGCCGGGCGCAGCGCAGGCTGCGGGCCGTGGTGTATGTTGCCAAATTCTTGCTGAACGCCCGCCGGGTCATTGGTCCCGACAAACCCTTCGACTGCGGCCTTGTCGTTCTTGAACATCTTGCGGTGGATGCCCTTTTGGCGCTTGTTCAGCTTGGTGGAGTAGGCAAAAGACTTCGCGAAATCGCCAGTAGTGCCGACCGGGGCCATCGAGTTTGCGATAGCGGCCATTGGCTCGGCTGCTTTCTTTAGACCCCGGCGCAGAACGCCCTTGCCAGCGGATTGGGATAGCTTTTCAAGTTCCTTCTCAAGTTCCTTGAAGCCGATCAGCTTGACTGTCTCAGTCATCAGATCGCGCCGCCGCAGTGATTTCCAGCCATCTCCGCCGCCCCTTACCTTCCTTCTTGCCCACAATCTCGTAAGTCTCGCCTTCGCACGTCAGCCGATCCTTGGGACTGATATCCGCCGTGAATGTGGAATAGCGCACGACAAACCGCGTCGTGATGCTCGCCGACACTTCCGAGGCGCGCCAACGTTCTCCGTCGCTCACGTCCGTCTTTTCGGCGTGGATCGGCGCGCCGTGATCGGCCCAGACCTTCGACAGACCGAAGCCGTCGTCTACCTCGGTGTATCGCTGGATCTGGATGAACCTGTCGAGTCTGCCCGCGCCCATTAGATACGCACCACACGAATTGAATTAACAAGCATATCCACAGCCATCGGAACGGACTCCATCTTGTCGCCTACGGATTCGCGGTTTTCGTACCAGTGGCCGACCAGAAGCCGCACAACATGCTTGATGTTATCCGGCACGCCATCACCAGCCACGAATTGCAGCCGCACAGCGCCCAAAGCGCCGTTTGTGGCAGGCCAGCCCGCAACGGGCCGAATGCGCTCTGCGTGGGCCTCATAGTCGGCGGGTGGCATTGTCTGCTCTACGCCTGCCGCGTCCATGTATTTTACAGACACGATTGAAACCACAGGACCAAGCGGAATGCAGAACCCGCCTGCCGGGAAGTAATCAAGCGCCAGTTCCCAAGTCTGCGGATCCAGCGCCATGCCCAGCACGCCGCGCCAGCCGTCAAGCCAAGCAGCAGCGGCATCTACCAGCGCGGCAATCGCCACATCTTCTTCCGAATGCGTCACCCGCAAATGCGCCTTAGCATCGGACAGTGAAAGCACCGGCAAGGCGGGCGCTACTATGCGGGTGAGCCGGTGCATTTATTTGCCGCCGTAAGGAAACGGATCGAGGCCCAGTTCCTTGGCGCGCTCTGGCGTGATTACGCCATCAGGTGCCTTCTTTTCTGTCTTGGCGGGTGCCTTCTTTTCTTCGCTCATGTCATCATCTCCGGTTAGAGGATGCCCCGGCCATCACAGCCGGGGCGATTGATTAGGCAGCCGCCATTTTCAGAATACGCATACCCTGCGGATCGACCACGCCACCGCCAACCCGCTTCGTGGTGTAAAACATCACGTAGGGCTTGTTGGTGTAGGGGTCGCGCTGGACGCGCACGCCGGTACGATCCACGATCAGATAGGACCGGGCGAAGTTGCCGAAAGCAATGGGCGTGGTGTTGATCGCCATGCCCGGCATATCGGCCATTTCGGTGACCGGATACGCCAGCAACTGCGAAGGCTGGCCCGCAACAGTGGCAGGCTGCCAAAGTTGACGACCATCGCCATCGCGCAGCTTGCGGATTTTGCCCATAATCGTGCGGTTCATCGCGAACCGCGCGCCGTTGGTGTAGCTAGCAGGAACCGCATAGATCAGATCGAGAAGTTCATCCTCGGTCACTGATGTGCCGGAAGCCGCCGTATTCACGCCGATAGCGCCAAGCGGGTTAGCCGCAGCATTGGCCGCGCCGGTCGCATAGGTCAGGAAGCCGTTGGGCTTGTTGGTGCCGTTACCGGACACGAACGCCAGACCTTCCTGCTTTGCAAACTCAGTCTGAACTTCATTTGCAAGCCATGCTTCCAGATTAACCGCCGCATCATCCAGCATTCCCTGCGTAGCTGCTGGGTTTGCGTAGATTTCACCGGGCGTGAACGTCATGGACCCGAACGCAGGTGTGTTCGTCTCAGGACGTGCTGCCGCCTCGCCGACCCAGCCGGAGCCGGTGCCGCGCAGGTTAAACAGCTTGGAAAAACCAGCCGTCGAGATGTTCTGAACCGAAGCGATCTCGCGCATAGGCGAAACCTCGACCAGCTTATCCGTGATGGTGCGATCCCACTCCACCGGGGCCAGATAGCCGCCTTCGGAGTCGGTGCCTTTGTTCAGATTGGCCTGAACATCGCCGCGTTTGAAGTGTGCTCGGAAGGAATCAGTATATTCCTTGTCATGCACGCTGTCAGGCCCAGTGCCGCTGATCGACATAGCCGCGATCTTGGCATTGGCCGCGTCGATTGCTGTTTGCAGATCACCAACGCTGGCGTTGATTTTGTCAACCTGCTCAGTCTGGACAACATCGCCCATGCCTTTTTTCAGGTCGTCCAGTTCCTTTGTATGCGCCGCTTTGAATGCGTCGAACGTTTTGCCCTGCTCTTCGAGAAGTGCCTTGATATCGGTGCTGGCATCAGCGCGCACACCGACAAGCCCGCGAACGGGTTGCTTGAAGTGTTTCATACGAAACCTCCTATTAGGATTTCAGTTTTTCGGTGTTGCCGCGAAGTGCGGCGATGATGTCAGCGCTCGGCATGACGTCAGGGGGCGATACGTCAGCCCCCCCTTGCAGTTCCGCTAAGA